CCACAAACAATGATTCCGACTGACGCCCTAATAAAAAGGCGAGTCGCAGGATACGCTCGTGTATCAACTGACTCTGACGAACAGTTCACTTCCTATGAAGCTCAAATTGATTACTACACACAGTATATTAAAAATCGAGCCGACTGGGAGTTCGTAAAGGTTTACACAGACGAAGGTATCTCCGGCACAAACACTAAAAGGCGTGTCGGTTTCAACACTATGATAAAAGACGCCTTGGACGGCAAGATTGACCTTATAGTTACAAAATCCATCAGCCGATTCGCACGAAATACTGTTGATATGCTCTCCACTATTAGAAAGCTAAAAGAACATGGTGTTGAAGTGTTCTTCGAAAAAGAAAACATATACACTTTTGACAGTAGTGGCGAGGTAATGCTAACAATATTATCCTCGATAGCACAGGAAGAGAGTCGCTCCATTTCCGAGAATGTCACTTGGGGACATCGCAAACGATTTGCTGATGGAAAAATATTACTCCCTTATAAGAGTTTTCTCGGATACAAGAAAGGTGCTGACGGCTTGCCAGAGATTGTCCCCGAAGAGGCAGAAATCGTAAAGCGTATATATAAAATGTTCCTTGACGGCATGACACAGGGAGTAATTGCAAAAACGCTCCAAGAAGAAGGGGTGCCGACTCCGGGCGGTAAAACACAATGGCGTTTCAATACCATCGACAGCATTTTATCCAATGAAAAATATAAAGGCGATGCTTTATTACAAAAAAAGTTTACAGTCGACTTTTTAACAAAGAAACAAAAGGTCAATGAGGGTGAAGTTCCACAGTATTATGTTCAGAACAGCCACCCTGCAATTATTGCTCCCGAAGAGTGGGATTTGGTTCAACGAGAGCTTGCAAGACGAAAGAAGCTCGGCGGAAAATATCGCTGTACCGATAGTCTTTGTTGCCGAATTGTCTGCGGAGACTGCGGTGAGTTTTATGGCTCTAAAACTTGGCACTCCACAAGCAAGTACAAAAGAGTAATATGGCAATGTAACAGCAAGTTCAAAAACGACTGCAAAACACCTACATATTATGCTGATGATATCAAGGACGGTTTCGTTACCGCCATAAATGAAATACTCAAGAACCGAGATGATATCCTTGATAGTTGTCGCCTGATATATGACACTTTAATAGCTCCCCGTGACATCGACAAAGAGTTAGCGGAATTAACACAAGAGCTTGAAATTGTCACAGAGCTGACACAGAAAATCATACAGGAAAACTCCTCTAAAGCTATGAATCAGGGAGAGTTTTGCACCAAATACAATGCTCTTGTTGAACGCTATGAGAAAGCAAAAGAAAAGGCAGAAAGCTTACAGGCCTTAAAGGAAGAACGCCTCCGAAAAGCCGATGAGCTAAGTGCCTTTATGTTTAGAATCCACGAGCTTGATATTGTTACCGAATTCGATAATCGGCTGTGGCAAAGTGGTATTGATATTGTCACAGCATACCACGATGGACGACTTGTATATAAATTTGTCAGCGGTCACGAGGTAACCATTCAAAAATCGGAGTAAAACTCCTGCATATCATCTAGCCTAAGACAAGCAAGCCTACCATCTGCATAACCACTTCCACAATCAATCCCTATAGCATTGTCACCTCTCCATATTTTAGGTGGCATATCATTTTGAAAGTGTACTGTCGGAGTATGACCAAATATAAGCACATATCCATCCGGGATATGATGACCTGGTTTCCACCGTTTCCATACGGCATACTCCACCTCGTCATCGTAATCGTACATGTTATAGCGATTTAAGTAGTAACTTTCAACTGGTGAGCCGTGTACTAGTTTGTATTTTGTCCCGTTGACTTCCACATCAAGATTTGCCGGGAGTTCTGATAAAAAAGAGAGAACCTCTGCACGGTACACCTTGCGAGTATGCAATAAATACTCGTGGGTAACTCTGCCTCCGTTTCTGTACCAAAGTCGTAAATTATCCTCATCGGCTTTTTCCTTTTCTTCAGCAGCATCTCGGCAATGACCGATTGCATTTAACATCATATGCTCGTGATTACCGAGCAACATATGGACATTTTCCATCTTCATTAGCTGCCGAAGAATGCCGATGCCTTTTGAGTACCTATCAACAACATCACCAAGTATGTATAAAACATCCTCTTTTTGCAGATTTATTTGCCTCATTATTGAGTCAAAACGCTCTCGATTTCCGTGAATGTCGGACATAACATATATCATAACACCCACCTATTTTTACACATTAAATAACATACCATCTACCGCCGATTGCTCGTCAGTCGGCTTTTTGTTTTTTATAGGCTTGTCCACATGATATATGTCATTAATGTTCATACTGCAATATTTAATTTTCCTTGTATAAATAAGGAACATAGCCTCGGCATAACCCTTTGCTCCGGGAAGCCTGTCCTTGGCTGAACGGACTATTTCCTTGGGACTAACCGCACTCATCTTGTCACGGAACATATCATCGCTGATTTTATCACCGTAAGCTGCGATGAGAATAGATACACCTTTCAACATACTCGCTGTGAGCGACTCCGACTCCCCTTCCCAAGCCATAACAACTAAACGCAGGGTTCTGTCCAGATTATGAAAACCGTACTTTTTGTATATGTACTCAAGAGCAGCAACAGCACCAATGCAACAGTTATCTTTTGCTTTGGTTATTTTCAAGTGATATGACTCAACTATCGCCTTGATGGAGAGTTGCATATCGTTCTCTGCTTCAATGTTGGCATTAAAAACATCAAACGATGACAGCTTCCTTACATGCTTTTGCTGATTTGCAAAGGTATCGGCCTCTTTAATGTATCCCATATCGTCGTAAACCATACACCATACAGGTGTCTCACGAGAACCGGATACTAACGCTACAATTTCGATTGTATGCTGACCGTCAAATACATAGTTGATGCCGTCACGCCTACTTACTTTACAAGGGTTAATTTGGTATAAATCGAAATTATCTGCTGTACGCTGAATGTGGTCTTTAGACAAAGCTCTCTGATAATCTTGGTTTGATACCAAGTCACAGATTCGTATCTGCTCAAAGTGTACATTAGGCACAAATAGCCTATACTCAAAATCATCCATTGTTACTATCCTCCATTTCTTTCAAGAAATCACATATAACACCAATCATTGAAACAAGCTCTACTCGTAGTTTTTGCTTGGTTTCTGAATCGGATTCAACCATATTTGCGACCTTCATAACACGGTTAATTGACGACATCCAAGTCGGCACCGTGTATATTAGGCTCTTAAGCTCTGCATTGGGGTCATACTTCGGAACTTCCTTGATAGACTGAAGGCCCATTATCCTTTCACCGGAGTTGTTGCCGTTAGTACGAGGTGCGGGTTTAGCGGTGTCATTGTAGTTACCGCCACCCTTGAGTAGTTTTTCTATTGTCTGCTGACGAGGAGTTGGCGACAATTTAAGTATAGCTTGTAGGGTTTCTATGGACACCTTTATTTCCTTTTTCATTATCCTCAAGAAAAGCTCCTCCGATACATCAGCTATTGAGCTTAATGTTTCAGCGTGAACACCATACATATAAATAGTGTGTGCTACCACTTCAAACTCTTTAGCTAACCTTTCACGGGTTTTCATTGCCGAATCATCATAACAAAACTGCCCATCGAACTCTTGTGGCTGTTGCTTTGCCAGCTCTTTCTCGACATGAAAACGAGTACCAATCAGATACTTTTTCATCATATCGTTTTCAACGGTCAGCTTGAGGTGCATTTTACAAACCTCTGAAACCGCAATCTCAAGTGATGGATATCTCTTGGCTTTTATCCTGTACTTTATGTTGTGCTTATTACAGATATCAAAGGCATCAAAATTCATTAAAAGACACCCGTGCCACACAAAAAAATACTGATTAAATCCTCTCTGTAATATCTCTTCTTCCAACACCGCTCGCTCTGCTGAATCCAAAGGTAACTCTAACCGCCTGAATGCCGGTAATATTTTTATATCATTTGCATTCCTGTATTGGCTCATCTGTTTTACTCCTTGTTAATAGTTCCGTGTAATTCAATATTTCAAAAACGACAATGTTTTTATTGGGCATCTTAACACCCTCTAAACGATAAGTGCAGCCTAGCTTTATTTCGCTACACACTCTGTTAATTTCTCGCAGTAGCGGTGTACTTCTAAGCTCAACATAAGCTCGTCCTGCACCGTCGGGGTATAACCTATGAGCTCCTGCCTCGTTTTTGTCTGTACCCATGATGCCAATAGTTAAATCATCGGGGTTAATTATCAGCACCGCATACTTGGGATTATCAAGAGCTACAAGCGTAGAACCGTGGATTCTAATTCTATACCTCTTACAATCAAGCGTTAGTGCCGGCAACCTGTTATTCATAAAAAACACTCCTTATTCTGTTGTATTGCTGTGATTATCTCTTTTATCTTTAACCCCAAAAACGGTGTAGCCATCGAAGATATTAACTTGCAATAGCTTTTTGTGCTCCTCCACCGGCAGACCGAATTGATTTCTCCACTCTGCAGGGAAGGTTGGGTTTCTTGATGCTCTTACGGTGCCGTCCTTACGGCTAACATGCTGAAACACCTCTGTGGCTTTAAGGTCAAAAATAATGAGATAATCGTCATTACTTCTTATTATTTTTCCTACCATTTTATATCGATACTCCGGGTTCCAGCCCATGAGTTCCGAAATTTTTGCAAAGAAGATACGACAGGTTATATAGCGTGGCATTCTCTTACCGTTAGGCTTTGTGTTACACCATAAAAACGAGTCCTTCGCATCTTCTGTACAAGGCCTTACAGCAAGGATTTTCGATGTGGGGTTAACAAGAAACTGTACATAATCAACCTCCGGTAATCTCCGCAGACAAGCAGCATTCAAATTAACCTTGCAGTTGTTAAAGGTGATTCCCGGCTCTCGCATATGAGCAAAGAATTCACTTCTTACAACTTGGTATCCCTCATAAGAAAAATTCTCATCGAAAATAACCTCGACTTCCTCTTCCTTTTTCGCTTGTGGTTTTGTGTCAAAAATGTCGCTTAATTCAGGCATCGGTTTTTCCCTCCTGTATGGTTGTTATAATCCCTCTTATTTCAGAAGCCACTACAGCTTCATTAGGCACCTTTAAGTCCGGTATCGAAGAATAACTTGCAGTCTGCTGATTTGAACCCCATCGGTTCTCATCGATACCTTTATCCTGTCGCTCGCCGTGTACATAAAAATCATTCCCGAAGGTTTCAGACCAAGCCTCCGGCATAGCTAAAATTGAATTACCTCTGCGAGGTATAACGGGGTGTACTTCGTCCTCGCCACAATCCTCATCAATGGCTGCGTGAGGCACAAATATCTCGGATTCAGATAAATCAAACAAGATGATTGCTTTGTTACCCTGCTCTTTCTTCACCCCTTGGAAACGATATCTAAAGTCCGGATTCCAACCGAACATTTCAAACAGAGTGCTACAAAAGCCGGTGGCTCTAATGCTTCTAGGTCGTGGGCTTCCGTCTGCTCTGTACTTTATCCATTTAAGGGCATTTTTCTCTGACGATGCACATCCCATAATAAATAGGAGTTTCTTTTCTGGGTGTACATACATCTCTATGTAAGAGCTGTGCGGTATACGCTTCACACAAGCCGAGCTAAAGCTGACATAGTTGTTAGCAAAGTTTATCTGCATCTTATCGTTGCTCTCAAAGAACTGTGACCTTGCTATTTCAAAACCTCTTAAATCAAAATCCCCAGACTCTGCCTCAACTGTATATTCCTCTGCTGTTTCAGGCACCTCACCCTTTTTGTAAACAGTAGCAGATGCCGAGTAGTAGTCCTCCGGCTTGAAGGCAGCCCAATGAATATTCACTCGCACAAATCCCTTAAATGGTCCTTTTTCAATAACCTTAAGCTCTGGCAATGCACCTACACCTTTCGAGCTATTGCTCAACATATGCTGCACCGCTATAAAGTCATCACGGGTAACAATCGGCTCGTGATGGTCTTTCCAACGATACTGCGTTCTTTCACCCTTGTTTTTACGAGCTTGATGTGTTTTATAGCTTGGTGTGAATGTCTTGCTTGTAAGCACATCACCGCAGTAACGCTCGTTTCGAAGTATGTTGAGAACCGAGGATGATGTCCATGTGGTATTGTCCTTTTTAGTCCTTCGTTGTAACTCCGTCAGCTTATCTGCGATTTGCTTGAGCGTGAACCCATATATATACATAAAAAATATTAGCCTAACAGTTAAAGCCTCGTCCTCGTTGATGATCAGATTACCGTCTGCATCGTGGTCATATCCAAGCAGAACAGGAGTAAGCAAAATGCCGTGGCTGAATCGCATCTCAATAGAGGCATTCATTATGTTGCTCTTTATATGGGACTCTTCCTGTGCCATTGAAGCGGTGAAGTTGAGTGCCATTTCACTCTTTGTGTCGAGAGTGAAAATGTGCTCCGTTTCAAAGAAAACACCTACCGGATTTGGAAGGGCTGCTAACTCATCAACAATCGAAACACAGTCAACTACATTTCTCGCAAATCGAGAAACGCTCTTTGTAATAATCATGTCAATCTTACCGGCTTTGCAGTCCCTTATCATCTGGTTAAAAGCATCACGGTGATTTAACGATGTGCCGGATATACCCTCGTCTGCGAATATATCAACAAGCACCCAATTTGGGTTTCTATTAACCATGTCTTCATAGTAGTTTTTTTGTAGCTCGTATGATGAGGTCTGCTGTAGGTTATCAGTTGAGACTCGTACATAAACAGCAACTCTTCGGTGAACATCGTCATAAAAGTCGTATGTCTTACTTGCAGGTATTACCTCCACATCGTCAACATCCAAGCCTTTATACCGCTGTATGATTTTTGCTTTTTGTTCGTCCCTTGTTAGTGCTCTTTTTTCTGATTCGCTCATAGTATCCTCCAGTCATGTATCCTTTACGAATTGTTGTTCACCGGGGGCAGGTATCACTTCAAATATATCGTTGATGGTACATCCAAGTGCGGTACAAATTCTGACAAGAACATCACTTGATACTGCGACTCCGTCTTTGCCCATTTTTGTGATAGTAGAGATTGCAACACCTGCTTTCTCGGCAAGTTCTTTCTTTTTCATTTCACGGTCAATTAGTAATTTAAATAGTTTTTTGTAGCTCGCTATCACATATACCGCCCCTAATATACAATAATGCAAAATTATAATAATGTAAGCAAACAGCCAAATCCATAAACCACAAGTCAAGTAGTTGACCGGTGGTTATTATTTTCAAAATTATTTTGGAAAAGGACTTTACTTACCGGCGATGTAGAGTTAATATCCTGACCACAAAGGAGTGACTATAATGGAACCTACAATCGACTACCGCCGACTTGGTAAAAGAATAGGCGACCTCAGACGAGACAGAAAACTATCACAATCACAGCTCGCTGAATTAGCAAACCTCACCGACTCGTACATCAGCTACATTGAAACAGGCAGAAAGAAAGCAAGCCTTGAATCACTAGTTAAAATAGCCGGTGCTCTTGGTGTAACCCTTGACCGCATACTGCTCGGCAATCAACAAAACGACCTAAAAGATTATCTGTCGGAGTTGGAGTTACTGATGAAGGATTGCTCCCCATATGAGAAGGCAATCATCTACGATATGGTTAAGTCCATCAAAAACAGCCTTATAAAAAATAAGGGCCTGATTTTTCAATCAGACCAAGAATACTAAATTGAATTGTGTGCCAACTTTGAAATCCCTCCT